CTAGCATAGCGGCCATTATAAGGAATTTAGTATTTTTTCCGCCACCACCCATAAAATTAGGTACAACGTAAAAACAGTCATCTTCTTTTACTCGTCTAATGAATAAGTCGTCTTGAGTAATAATTTCTTTATCTTTATTAAGTAGACAATAAGTTTCATCAATCAAACCATTATCAACACTTTTTACATAGTTACGAAATTTTGTGTGCATAGAAGTTAGATATACTAGTACATCAGCATATCTTACGACATCAACTTCATAAACCTTTTGTGTAAAAAGCTTGCTATAAGCAGAATGAACAATAATCTTACTTAACAAAGTGTTTCTCCTCCAGCTTATCAAACATAAGCGCGTCTATACGATCATTATACCAGTATATGTAAAATTTATTATTGAAACCAACTAAAAATTTGTACTCTTGAAAAGCTGCTCCAATTTTATCATCCTTACTTGGAATTGGATTTTCATCGCCTGGATGAGAGTGAAATATGCCCCAGATATTTTCATCATGTTTTATCAAGTCTTTAGGGTCTAACCAGAAAGTTGTTTTCGGATAGTCACTGATATTTTGGCAAGGAACATATTTAAAATCTTTTGTAATAATACCAACTGCCTCGTTTGGGTAGTCTCTTAAAGCATGATTGTTCATGTCTTCTTTTAGCTTGGCAAATCTTTCCATCTGTAAATTCCTGTAGTATATTGTTTAAACCATGTTTTGTACGGGTATACAGCGCTATCACGATTAAACATAGTTTGTAAAATTTTACCTTCGCCTACATACATAGCGCAATGATTAGTAACATTGGTGCTTCCGACACTCATTAATAATATATCAAATTGTTTGGGTATTAAAACTTTATTCCATCCAAAATTATCTTGTTTAGTCTTAATGCCTTCTTCAAAAAACTGATCGCTTGTTTTATTAAACCAGTCTTCGTCTACTATATTGCAAAAATCATAAGACGCAAGAGGGACATGAATTTGCAACTCTTGTTTAAATACTAAGCGCAATAGATTAACGCAATCAATACCTTTAGTAGGATCATCTCCTAAATGTTTAAAAGGAAATCCTACGTAGTTATCATACCATTTTGTCATGTCGATAGAATGAGTGTATACATTGCCACCATTCTGGTGATATTGTTTGTATACATGAGAAACCCCCCTCCTCAATGTGAAGCATTTTTGTTGGTTGCAAGAATAAACCAAAATGAATAATCAAATTAGTTTTATTAGACTTAAAGGTTATTACATCATAGTTTTGAGCATCCGTCAAATTAACTTTTCTAAAGCAGGATTCTGCCCAACTATCTACAAAGTCTGTTATAGCTTTAACCATTTTCTTGAGGGAGGATAATCTGGAAGAGGAAAGTCTAAATCTAACTCTTGGTTATAGAAATTTTTAATTAGCCTGATACAGTCTACATTACCGTACTCATGTCTTAAACTTAAATATTTTTGTACCATGAAGCATATTCTGGATAGATCGATTCAAAGGACTCATTACGTAATAAGTCTAAACGTGTTTGTTCACGTTTGAATTCTGGGAGTAGTGCAGAAAGATCTCCCCCATTCATATAAGACAGCCAACTCTTTATCTGAGATAAATCATGAGGAGATAGTATATTTTTGTTTTTTATGACAAAACGTTTATAAAGTTCAACTATTTGTTTTTTACAGTCTTTAGGTAAACACTTGAGATTAACCCTTTCTGGGCCATTAAGTATATTACCATAATAATTGAATCCGTTCTTCTTACACCAAAGAATTAAATCAGGCATTGAAGTAATACTATACAAACTAATTACACAACTAAATGTTGAAATGTGTTTCTTAAAATAAAGCGCGTTTGCTTCAAAAGTTTTCCAAGATAATCCCTTTCGAGTATATTCTGCCCTAGTACCGAAACCATCTATACTAGGCCAAAGATCTACAGACTTAAAATTACTCCATATATCTTCAAGATCATACTTCTTAAACTTGGTATAACTTAGGTTAGTATTATATTGAAGATTAATATTTTTAGCATAATCTAGTTCTATCAATTTAAACAGTAATTTATAATGACCTTCTTGTACAAAAGGTTCTCCTCCAGCAAAATAAACATCTTCTAACTCAGATAAATATTCTGGGAAGCTAGACCAAACAGCTTCGTTATCAGAATAATAGTCTACTACAGAACTTAGTTTGTTATCCGGCCAGTCTGTGTACCAACTTGTCGAAGCATTAGGACCGCAGGTTCTGCATTTAAAATTACACAGATTGCCAAAACGTAAATCTAAATAAGAGGGTTTATTAGGCAGGCTACCGTCGTCGTTGGTTAAATCTTGTAAGTAAGCTTTTTTCTTAAATCTCTTATTAACTTGTTGCCTATTGCTAATACTATCTCCATGAACTTCTCTATCATAACATACTTTCTTACAGCCGTCCGGGATATCTCCTTTTAAAAATCGCTGTCTGATGTTGCGATAAGATTCTCCGTTCCAGACTTCATCTAAAGTTTGCTTATGATTGCCTAATACGGTTGATTCGTCATCTAAAAATTCCACATGACAGCATGCTCTATACTCTCCACTTATAGCGCTTTAATTTTTTGATTTTTGGTCAAATCACTCTCTATTGAATTGGAACAGTTCTGCCTGTTGCAGGGAAGCCGCCAAAATGTTGTTGATTATTTCTAATTTGGCAAGATATTATAGACTTACCGCAAACATCGCCAGAGGCGCTAGAGGCGGTCTGGTTATTAGCTGCAATGGGGTTAGAATTAGAGGTAAGACTTGTGCCAGGGATAGCTAAACCGCCCGGGCCAGGATACTGACACTCTTCTCCTTTATACGTCCATTGACACGTATTTTTATAAAATTTTCTCTTAGGAGTTTGTAATTTAAAGTATTGTAACCAAGAAATTAAGTTAAATGATGCTACAGATTCACTCAGTCCTTCTAATTGATCTATTTTAAAGGTATCCTCTATATAAGATTCGCCATCTTTTTCATTATTTACAATATATAATGCAGAACCAACACTAGTAGTACTTTCTAACTCGTTTGATAAATAGATGAGTGCATTATCCTCAATAGATTGAATTGTAGCCTCAAGCGTGCCCTCTTGAGCAAACACATTATCACCTAAACTTCAATAACATTTGATCTAACACTTTCAATTTTACTGTACTCAGGCCAATAATCTAAAAAATTAGCAAATGTAGTTTTAATCTCAACTACCCCGCCAAGTAAATCTCTAGTATCAAGTTTCTGCTCAACCCACTCTCCTCCTACAGAAAGAGTTTGATCTCTATCAAAAGAAGCATTAGCTTTACCATATACTCCTTCAATTGAAGCACTGTATGCTAGACCGTTAGCTCTTGCTCTCGTAAGAGTATCAAAAGCTTCATCACCTACTGATCCTACATCTGCTGGATTAGCATTTAAAGTTCTAGGATCAATCCCATGAACTGCTTCTCCATTAACAGTAGCAACAACTGAATTAGATATGTTATTACCTGCTAAAAAAGGGTCTTCTACAACAGAGGTTATGATATTGTCTACATTAAAAATATCTAAAGTAAGTTCGTCAATTTTGCCCTCAGTACCTTGTGCGAGTGTTGACATATTGACAGGGAAAGGAATATACGACAAAGAATTATATGATACGTTATATAAAATATCAGATGTTAAATCACCTACTACTTCAGCAAATCTAAGTGGAAAATTGTTTGGCCACGCCCTGCCCTCTCCCTGACCGGTGGGATTGCCCGCCGCATTTGGAGGATACCATTCACCTGGGTAATACAACGTATATAACCTAACTATTGGATTCTGTGCGAAAGCGTTTTTTGCTGCTTTGAAATTACTAGGTGCTATAGCAGAAATAGTAGCTGTAGCAGTAGTTGTATTACCTGACATTGTGTTTGATTGAAAAGGTAAAGAAGTGGTATTTAAGGCGCCATTAGCTGAGGTAGATAAAGTTATAATATTAGATCGTATAGTCTCACTTGATTTAAACTCTTGTAACACATTATTTAATTTTACTTTAAGAGTATTAGTTGACGCATCAACGTTTGCAATAACTCCTGTAGTGCCTGTAGTTACGCCTATAACTACATTTTTAGATTCAAAATTAGTTACACTGTTTACAGTTAAAATTACATCATAAGACCTAGCGCTCATTAATCAAATACCTCTTGTAGCTTGAATGACACGCTATAAAAATTATCAATTAATCTGTTACCGTTTGAGTATGTTTGTTCAACAGTTAGAGGTCCATCAAATCTTACAGTTATAGTACCGGTCTCGTTAATATGAGATAAATCAAAACTAAAAGACTCAAACTCTCCGCTTCTTGCTACATAAAAGTTTTCAATAGCTGTTTTCTCGACTCCCGTAACGGTCGAATAGGTAAGGTCATATGCTCTTTTTGATCTTCTTGATTTAAGTCTTCTTTTTTCATAACCAGCCTGTGACATGAACTTTACTGTACCAAACTCTCTAGTAGAACCGATACCTTTATCAGGTTTACGATCTGACATAGAAGTAAATCTATCAATGGTCTCGGTGGTAGAATCATACACTCTTACAGAAAGCTGGTCAGCGGAATTGATTGCCCCTAGAGGAGCTCCCGATATAACAGTCATCCGATCGTGCTGACCAAAAGGTGAAGCAATTGGTTGAATACTAGCTGTTTTGTATCTTGGAGCTGCTGCGTATCTGAAGAAACTCATCGAACCGTCAACCATCTCGCCTACAACATTTGCATTACCAAGTTGAAGAGGTCCTGAAGCTGTTGAACCTCTTACGAAGTTTCCATGATCTACTAATACATTATTGACATACAAACGAAGGTTT